GTGGTCTTACCAAGATTAAACCCTTTGTTGTCATCAGTAAGACGGGAAGGTGGTAGGTTGAGTGAATTGTAAAGTTTCTTCCTGAAATACTCAACATCCTTGAGTTCACCAAGGTTTTGACCGCCTGGAAGTGTAGTGATTTCAGTTCCTCTACCACCTTCGCGGCGAGGTAACCAGAAATCCTCAAGCATTGACATATGCTTTTTATCATCACGAATCTCTCCTGTCGAAGCATCATATACAAGTTTGTTACGATAACGAGCCATAACTTCACGAAGGTATTGCTCTGCTTTTACCTTAGGAAGATTACCTACATCAATATAGAAAATTCTACGTTCTGGAGCACGAGATAATCTATAGATAACCAGTGAATCTTCAATCATTCTTAACTGGTTAAGTGCCTTAATTGCTTTATGTAAGAAACTCAACGTCATCTTTTTGTTGAGATCTGTTACCCCACAAGTAGATGCAGCAATAGAATCTGCAGCAATTTTTATACCTTGAGAAAGTGAAAAATCTGTTACAGTATTTGTGGGTAAATTAATAGAAAACCCTTTTGGATTGTAAATATAATATTCAATATATTGACCCCAATCATATTCAAGAGCAGTTCCTCTAATCTTTGGATCTGCTTTTTGTTCTTTTAATTGTTGCCTTACTTTTCTTAACTTGAGCGGATCAATGTAGCGAAGCTCAAGAATACCTTTCTTTGGATTGTCAAGATCTACAACTTTATGATAATATGTTCTTCCATCAACGTACCAGTTGCGGATAATATGATGACAATTTTTGTCAAAATCTAAAAGTTTTTTGACGTAATTAAATTCTTTTCTGATTTTTTGTTTTAAAGAATCACTGATTTCCAGGTTGTCTAAATTAACTTCTACTGGAGAATCGTTAGCATCGTTAACAACAAACTCATTTACAATTTCATCAATCGCTGAATCGCATTCAGGATGTAATGACATATCACGATAACGTTTGATGAGTTCATACTCATTCTTTGCTACGCCTTCTGTATCTACGTATGTACCAAAATAACCACCTGCTACGGTGGTTACGGAGTCATCAGTATTGGGGGGAACTGGAGATTGACCCTTCAATTCCCCCTTTTTATTAATTAAAAATCCAAATAATTGACTCATGACATGGTTGTGAACTTATAATGTATTATTTATCAATTACGCAATAGCGACTCCAGAAGAACCAGCAGAAGCAGGAGATCCAGAAGAATTTGCTGGAGAAACCGTTGTCCAATAAGAATATTGGAATTCAACTGTAAATTCTTCAATTTGATCGTTGCTATCATAAGCAAGATCAATCTGAGAAATATTAGTTGGGAAAGCGTACTTCAATTCGTATTGACGAATAACACTACCATTTAGTTGATTATCTTTTTTCAACTGCTTGACAACAACGGTTGGGGCCATATATCCCTCACCATCAGAATTTGGTTTATAAAGAGGCGCAGTATTTGCCTGGTGTGTGTTGATTCTTTCTAACCACTTTTCAAAGTATGAACGAACTTTCATATCTTTATCATTAAAGAATGTTGCAGTCCATGTATCGAATGTTCTATCGCCCGCAATTTTAACAGTTCTTCCTCTAAAAGGAACTTCAATAACACCTAGGTTTGAAGCTGGTAAAGCAGCTGATTTACAAAGGATATTTACCAAATCCTTTTCGTCACTACTTGTTGCTACTCCAGTGCCAGTTGGCCACTGAATATCAACAACAAACATATTAGGCTTTACGCCTTCACCCATTTTCGTTAAGAAATCATTTAGATTGCTTGAAATTGCCATTTTTTGTTACCTCGTGATTTGTTTATGAAAAGAACTATCGACCGATTACTTCAGCGAACGAAACTCCTGTCTTCGTTGCCGTGAATGTTATTGTGATAAAGTTAATAGAACGAGTTGGTTTGATGTATAGTTCAGCAACAAATTCATTGCGATCAATTACGTCAGGAGTGTTATTTGACTCGTCGCAAACCACGAGGAAATCGGTGATTCCTCTTCTTGCCTGTACCTCAGAAAGATATGAATTTACAGCACTAGCAAAAGATGCTCTTGTTGTATCATCATTCTGTTCAAATAGAACTTGCTTAGCGAGGTTTCCTACTCTCTTCTCTAGATTTAAGAATAAACGACGAACGTTAATTCTGTCGAATGCACTAGGAGAAGCAAGAGCAGTTTTATCTCCAAATAAAGTTACGCCAGATCCAGGGAAAGATACAATAGGATTAATTCTATTTTGATAGAGTTCATCTCTATCACCTTTCTTTGGATTGTATGCTAGTTTAATAGCATTTCTAATTGCTCCACGATTTAAACCAGCAGGTGAGAACCAATCATCTAGAGTTGCTGATGTGGAAACACATAATCCAGCAACGTCTCCGTTACATGCGATGTAACGATACTTATCGTTGAAACGATCATAGAAATACTTATAACCGCTATCAAATACAGCATATGATGTCGAAGTAATACCATTGAAGAAATTAATGGTATTTTCTCTTTGAAGAGTTTGTGATAGAACTCCGTTTGATCCAACTTGATTTGCTTTGTGTGGTGATACGAAAGCAACACAATCTTTTCTTGAAGCTGCAATACTTACAACCTTTTGTGCCTTTGCCTTAGTGTCAGTTTCGGTTGCCATTGAACCACCCATTAACACAAAATCAACTGTTGTTTCTTCTGTATCTAAGAATAGATCATAAGCATCTGCAATTTCAGAATTTGTGTATTGATAGTCATCAACGCCACCAGATAGTGTAACTTCTTCTGAACCTACTAGCAGGAACTTATCCCCAGAAGACATGTTTATTGATTCTTGACCCCATAGATCACCAACTACATTAGTTGCTGGATTTGCACTCGCGGTTGGAGATGCGCCATTGAAAATGTATGATGATTGTAAATTGATTACATCTTTGTAGTAAGTTGCTGCACCTTCGGTGCTTCTTGCATCGCGTAACTTCGAGAGATAAGTTAATCTTTCAAGAACCGTATTAGCAGAACCGCTGAAGTCACCAGTTACATCGATTACGGCAACATGAACTTCATCATATGAAATTCCTTTGTTTGCTGCAAATTCCGAAGTTCCTGGACGAGGACCAATTGCAGAAAGTTTTAATCCAGTTCCAGCAATATCTGTATTGGTATACCAATCTAGAACTTCTACTACGTTAATTGTGCCGTTAACTACGGAAGCAACTTTAAATGTAGCTGGAGTTGCGCCACCCGAAATTGTGATAACATCATTTACTTCGTAACCAGAACCACCACTTGCTATGGTAATACCAGAAACTGCTCCAGTTACTGTGTTGATAGTAAATGTAGCATTTGCACCGCCAGTTGAAATCGTGATGGTATTTCCAACAGTGTATCCAGATCCTGGATTATTAACTTGAACTGCAGTTACTTGACCACCAGAAACTGTAATATCAACAGTAAGACCAGTTCCTGATCCTCCTGTAGTTGCTACTCCTGTAGCAGTTGTGTAAGTTGAACCAGGAGCAACTAAAGTAATGCCATTTGCTGCACCGACATTAACTGATGTATTAACTGTTAAACCAGTTCCGCCGCCACCTGTTGTTGCTACTCCGTTTGCAGCATTATAACCAGTACCACCAGATAGATTAGAAGTTGCTGATACAACTCCTAGATCTGGAGTATCTAAAGTATCAGAAACTGTAATTCTATCTGATGGATTATCTAGAATTAGTGCAGCTTTTTTTAGTGAAGGATTCCAGGAATAAACTAAAGCGGTTTGTCCACCAGTGAAGGTTAACGTATCACCTGCTGATATTCCAGCTGGGGTTTGTGAGAAAGTGACGTATTGATCAGCGCCACGATCAACAACAACAACTTTCAAATTATTTGCCCACTTACCTGCACTTCTTGCGGCATACTTGAGTGAATTGCCAGTGCCCGCATCCCAATCATCTACACTTTTAATTAAAGTTCCTACTCCTGAAGTAGCATTTAAAACACCAGATTCGGCACGAACAACTGATAATCTTCCGCCGTAGCTTAAAAATTCGGAAGCAACAAACCAATCTTCTGCATTTGCTTCTGCTGGTGTTCCGAAAACGTTGATTAATTCTCTTTGGGAATTGATATTTACGATTTTTCCAACTGGTCCTTGACGAAAACTTGAAGCATATGCAGCAGTAATTTGCTGCGCTCCAACAACAACAGCATTAGATAGGTCACGCTCTTTGAGAACAATTCCAGGCGATACCTGATTTGCCATTTTTTTCTCCTCTTAAAAATTTCATTTTTAATCTAAAATTATTTATGATTTTGTATCTTTCAAGTGGGGAAACAGTGCATGAACAATTACCAGTCAGGATATTCCCATCTATCAAAAATTTTATTGGTCATTCTACTTATAACAACTCTCTTAATTGTACATTCTTTGCATTCATAAGAATATGCTGATAAAGCAGATGCTCTATCTTTTCGAGTCAAATAAAAATCCGATAGTAAATCTTTCACCTTCCCACAGGATTTACATTTTCTCTCTTTGA